CCGTATGTTACTTCGTTAAGTAATTCTTGCTCAATAATGTCGTTTAATGTTTTCACTTCAAATATTTTTTTATAATCTACAACTTTAGATGTTGTAGGTTTTTTAGCTAATTTCCAACCTGATTCTTCAGCATTTTTAGTAGCGGCGTTAACACCTTGTCCTTTTCTAGCAAAGGCAAATGGAGTAGCATAAGCCTCTCCACTACCAGTTCCAGACATTTCTTCTAATTCTCTACGTACTAGTTCTTTTATATATGCTTTTAAATCCATTTTTTTATTTTCTTGTATTCCTGATACTGTTCTACCAGAATACTGTTTTTTTAAGTAATCAACCATTTTAGCATTCATGTTGAAATCAGGTTCTAATGATTTATCATCTGATTCATTTTCTATTGCTTTGGCCATTGCTTGCATAAATCCATTCTCAACAGTATCATCAACAATAGCACTCATTTGATCGTCTACATCTAATTTATCTAACCATGTACTTGTTTTTTTAGCATCTGGTTTTGATATTGCTGCTTTGATAAAATCAAAGGTGGTTTTTGCGGCTTCAGCTCCAGGTATTAAACCCATTACTGTTCCTAAAGCTATATTTCCTATTTTTTCTCCCTTTTGTTTAAGGGCAATTGCTTTAATAACTTTCTTTAAATCACCATATGTGTTTAATTCAGCCATTATTTATATCCTAGCTTAGTTAATACTTTTTCTACCTCAGCACGAACAGCACTTTTAGAAATTTTACCTGGTTGGAATCCTAGTGAGTTAAACCAGTTTTCAAATGCGCCTGGAAATTCTTGAATGCTGTTAATATTTTTAGATTTGCTAACTACAGTTGATGCTGATGATTGAGCTTTACCCAATGCCGCTACATCAGAAGGAATATTAGCTAATTCTTGTAATCTATTCATTATTTAACAGATTTAATTTCTTCAATTAATTGATAATACTGTAATAACGAAATGATATTTTCATCTTTTACGCTTTGAGTCTTATCTAATGGTTTTAATAATGTAACTACCTCAGCTAATTTAATCTGAGTTGTTTTGTCTGTTATTGATGGAATCAATGTATTAATTTCTTCAGTTATAACACCAAAATTTTTATTAACAAACTCACGTAATTTAGTTGTGTTGGTGATGTTGTTAATGAATTCTTTTAATGTTAATTTTTGGCGATCAGATAAAGTAGCATATTTGCTATTGAATTTTTCCAATAACATACGGTAAGCTAAAATACGAGATCCCTTATCCATACCAGCATATTCTTCCATTACACGATCCTTAACACCTTCTTTATTTACCTCTTTACGAGTGATGTGTTCAAGTAATGTAATTTTATTATCAATGATTTGCTGTGGTTCAGTAAATTCGAGTGAATTGTGTGCTTCAATTAAATTAAATGCCGCAGCGTATTGCTTGTAGTTATTGATTTTTGCCTTAAAAAATTCTTCTAAATCATAAGATTCACGAATGTCTTTAATCAAATTATATTTTTCCTTACGTAAAGCAGTCTTGTTTAAACGCAAAGAAGCCTCTAACGTTGAGTTAATAAATGTTTCAGCTTTAGCTTCAGACAATGATTTAGGCTGAATTAATGCTTGATATAATTTATATTCTTTTGCTAGTTCAGATTTGCTAAAATACTTTCTAACTAATCCGACAGCAGCAGAATCCTTATTTGATACAGTATCAGATGCGATTTGGCGTACCAATAGCTCGAATAATATTCCTGTATTCTTAAATTTGCTGTGTTTAATTTTCATAATGAATAGTATGCACTATCAATAAATATGTATTTACTGTATATCCTTGATATTTTTCTCGTCTAATAATGATGGTTCTTGATCAGGTCCCATTACAATTTCCTTGCGCTTACCTTGTAAACCTTCAAATAATTTCTTATTTCGTTGGTATTCAAACATTGCTTTTGGTGTACCGCTACCTTCATCAGGTATGTTTGCAGTATATAATGTACCATTTTCAATACTACCTAATGGATCTTTACCTAATGGATCGCGTTGAGTTCCTTTAATAGATGCTTTTTCTTTAGGACGACCAACAGGACGATTTTCATCATATCCCGGAGGTACAGGACCATCAACGTCCATTCCTGTTCTACCTTTACCATATAATGAAGCAAGATCATGTGGTGTACCGTATGACTTACCAGTTTTAGCTGGGTCATTACCTTCATTTTCAATTTGAGCTAAACGGAATACGCGTTTCTTATCTTCAATTATCAAGTCACGATATTCATCAAACTGATCTTCGCTAAACTGGAATACTTGGTGGTAAATCCAATCTGAAGGTAATAGGTTAGTATCTTGAATTGATTTAGCTAGATCAACTTTTTCTTTCCATAGTGCAATTTTCTCCTGTTCGTAAATAATAGAAGGAGTTGTTAATTGCAATTCAAAGTTAGTTAAAGCTTCACCATCATATCCTTGAACATATAAATGTACTAATGCCATTTTATATAGTTCTGATAGGGCAATACGTTGGATACGTTCAACTGTACGAGCGAAACGAATATCTTCAGCAGCTAATGTAGCTTTACCTTGTAAATCTTTTTCAAATCCAAAGAATGCTTTAGGTACCTTAAGGGCAGCTAACATTTCATCACGTAGGAACGCAACGTCTTCAATAGCATTATATTCAAGACCTTTAATAGTATCAATCTTAGTTGCTGTATCGTTGCCACGAGTTGGAAGATAATAATCCTCCATCATGTTCATCATGTTGTAACGTAAATTATATTCACCTGTTTGTTGATCAACATAAGGTGTTTTCTTCATCTTCTGCATGATTTTCTGCATGTAGCCATCTACCTCATGTGGAGGAATATTACCAACGTTTACAGTGAATACACGTTTTTCTGGGGCACGTGTGATGCGGTGCAATAACATTGCATCCTTCATCAACACATACTGTTTGTAAGTTTTACGAGCAGGCTCAATGTACGATCTACCATAAGGTAAATAGTTAGCATCAGTTAATAGCCTAAAATGCGCTACTTCGTAGTTTTCAAATTTAATCTTACCATCTCTATCTTTAACACGTGAATTAATACCACCAGCTGCGATCACCATTGGATCGATTCGGAAGCATACGTAAGATGGATTTTCAGGATCTTGTCCTTCTTCGCGGATCATATCATAAACTGAAAGTGGAGTTACATTGTAAACACCAAATTTTTCAGCTACTTCCATATGTAAATAAAAATCACCATATTTACACATATTTCTAATCCATAACCATAAGTTAAATTCGATGTTTAAAATATCGTAGAATAAATTGTATAAAATACGTTGAATATTTTCATCAGCGCTTCTAATCTGTAATACTTCTCCAGCTTCATTTTTTAAAGTAGATTCATCAGAGATGATATCTAATGCTGAAGAGATAATAGATTCTGTATCCATTGCTTCATAATCAGTGTATAACTGAATACGAAGTGTTTGGTAGTTCATTGTTGGATTATATGGCATGTTTGCACCATATCGATGTAACTTTGTAAATCTATCTATTAAGGCGTTTGTTTTTACGTTACCGTAGGCTTGTATATTGTCTACGTCTACTACTTTTAACTGATTACCACCAACATTTCTGATGATGACATCTGTTGAGAATAGACGGGTGAGCCTAGTAAACAAACCTGGTTGTTGATCTGCCATTATTTTGTTTTAATTATACCAATAAATATTTATTAACCTAGTATCCATGTTATATCTTCGAATCCCCCACGACCGTCATTAATCATGTATGGGTTTTGAGTACCACCAGGTAACACTGGAGTATTATTATGTCCTGTTCTGGTGATAGATGATACCATGGCTCTATTTAAATCCATTCCTTGTTCGTAGAATTTCATTGCTGTATCTCTAGTGAACAATCCTATACCTAATGACATTACCAAATCATCATTGTATCCATTTTGAGCTTGTGCTTTACCATTCATCCAGATAAACACACGCAGCTCTTCTAATAGACGCTTTGAGTGAAATGTAAATGCTCTTTCTCGAATATACGACTCCATTTTTGAGATAACAAGTGGTCTTGTCTTTACTGATGTAGTAAATCCAGGAACTGTTTGTTCAGATTCCATTTTATTTAACCACTTATCCATACTCATATCACCATAGGCACGAGGTGAATAATACATTTTAGGATATCCTTTTTCTATAATCGTATTAACGACATCCCAACCGACATTAGCGTTTTCAACCACAAGTAGAGCATTATTATACTCAGTAGCAACAGACACAAGCATGTTACCAAAAGTACGAGTGTCAACTTGGGATTTATATTCTGCTACTTGTTCACATGTTGTCGCATCGATAACGTGAAACGCTGAGTAATCCGAACCATCTCCGCGAGCAACGTCAGCACAAACCAAATACTGCTTGCTATAATCAGGATACTGCCAAATCCAAAAATCACCGCCCATGAAGCGACGCTCAACAGGCTCTTGTATAAAAGTTTCTTCATAAAAAGATAATAAATCTGGTTCAATAACAGAGTTACCAGAACCTAAGAAGTCACAATCATATTCTTGAGCAAATTCACGAGACGACATATTTGCTTTTTCTGTTTCTAGCCATTTGTTATCTCTATCAGGATGGAGGTTCCAAGGTAATTTTATTGCTTTAAATTCATTCTTACCAATTTCAGCATCGGTATACATTTTATGGAACCAGTTACCAACGCCATTTGGTGATGATAATGCAATGATTCCTCCACCCGTTGCAATAGTTGGTTTAATACTCGTATAGATTCTATCAATACCTTCAATGAAGGCAGCCTCATCCACAATCAACAAAGAAACGGCGTACGATCTACCTGCATCTGATGCAGCTGATGTAGCTACGATTCTGGAGTTGTTGGCTAATGTTAATGATAGTTTATTATCTGAAAGTGGTTTTACATTTCCTTTTAGCCAGGAAGGTAAGTTGTTGTACATAAACTGTACCTTCTCAACCATACCACGAGCGGTTTCTTGTTTTGTTGCAATACACAATACTGTTTTATCTTTATTAAACAACATTGTCCATAATGCAAAACCAGCTGATAGTGTTGAGATACCTAACTGTCTTGATTTGTTAATAATACTAAAACGATTATTTCTAAAATCACTTAATACTTCTTCTTGGAATGGATATAAGTGAAATAACACTCT